CAGTTCGGCAACCGGGCGATCTACCCGGACATGCCCGCCGTCAAGCTGTTCGGCTGCGACGGCGAGCAGGGTGATAGCTGGCCCGACATTTGGCTCATGTCGTGGCGGCGGCTCCTGCCCGGCGAGGATGGCACGGCGGAATGCACGACAATCCACGACCACGGCCCGTCGCATGCCGCGATCCATGTCATGGCCGGCGACGTCTGCGAAGTGCACTACGACGTCGATCGCGCCGCGTGGCGTGCCGGAGCCAACCCGTTGCCGTGCGGCAAGCCGCGCGTGGTCATTCTGGAGCCGGGTCAGACCTTGACCATTCCCGTGCCCTACATCCACCGCATGATGGATACGGTGCGCGGGCGGGAAGGCTACAGCGTGCATTCGTATTTCCCCGGGCTCAAACACCAGCGCTCCTACCTCCACGTCGGTAACGAGCTTTACCGCAATGGCGGGTGGGATGAGACTGAGGGCGAATGCCAATTGTAGGTCTTGACAACCGGCAACAAGTAACTATCTGAACAGTGCGGGGGAATGATCCCCCGCCTAACGGGAGAAAATCCAAAATGGCTACCAAGACTACGAGCAAGACGCGCCGCCAGACCTACCTTGACCTCGTCGAAAAGCAGCGCGACGCCATGGAGGCGGCAATCGACAACGGCGATTTCGACGAGGCGGATCGCCTGCATGACGTCATCCTGACCGAAATGCGCGCGCACAAGCCGACCGACGTCGTCGAAAACGCGTAACTGACCGCAGCCTATTTACGCAGGCTGTTGGTCGCGGGCGGCAGTGCTTTTCCCCCGGGCACTGCCGCCCTTCTTATTTGGAGCTTGCCTTGCGCTTCTTTCTGGTCCTGATCGTATCTGCTGCCCCGCCCTGTGCCGTGGCGCTGTGCCTAGACCCACCTGACATGTGGCAATTCCTGTTCTTGTGGTGCCCCGCCGCTCTTTTGTGGGGCGTTATCGTCGGCAACGCTTGCTGGGAGCGGCGCCAGTGACACAATGTCACATCGCAATGTTGCCAAAAAGAAATAGTCTGTCCATGTTTAAACACGGGAGAGACGCATGGTCACACACGAGGCTTACGTCCAGGCGGTTGCCGAAGCGGTGATCCGCGCCGGGTTTCTGATGGATGAAGAGCGCGACCGGCTCCGCGCCGTCAAGCTCGCCTATGGAGCCGGCCGCAGCGGCGTCCTTGGAGTGACGATTTACCGGGCATGGAAGAACGGCAAGCCCGACGCCATCCCGTTCGTTGAGATTGGTGCGCTCACGCAGCAGTCATGGCCGCAGGTCGCCATCACGGTCATCCATGAGCTTGGCCACGTGCTGGCCGGACCCACCGCCGGCCACGGGCGCGCTTGGAAAGATGCCTGCGGCAAGCTCGGCTTCCGCAACCCGACCGCGTGCGACACCGCGCGCTCCTGCGGCTTGCTGGCGCGGCTTGCGCCTGACCTCCGCATGGCGATCGCCGCGCTACCAACGCCCACGGACGGGCAGCCCATCGTCAACGTCGCCGGCCCCACCGTGGCGCCCAAGCCATGTAGCGCTGGTGTCGGCACCCGCGGCGGCCGCTCGCGCGGTCCCGGCTCGGGCTCGCGCCTCCTCAAGTGCGAATGCGGAACATGCGGCTACACCGCCCGCGTGACCCGCAAGTGGATCGAGAAGAGCGGTGCTCCGTACTGCCCCGTCGACGGGCAGATGAACGTGGGAGAATGATGAAATGATTACGGAAAAACAGCTTGCTGCGCTGCTGACCAAGGACGCCTTTGCAGCATGGTTGCGCGAGCAGGACCCGGGCGCGCGCTACGTCTACACGGACAGCAAGGGGTGTCCAATCGCACGGTATCTCATGGCAAAGTTGCCGGATGCGCGGTGCGGCGCCAATCTTCAATACGACCCGGTGGTCATCGTGACGAGAGACATTGCCAAGGTGTTTGATGAGGATAGCGGCGAATGGATCGAGGGGGACCTCCCGCCGCACTGGGACGATGCCGTCTATGCGGGCGATCGGACCTATGGCGCGGCGTTGGAGCGCTTGGAAAGGTACACGGCCAATGACCGCGTTTAAACACGTTCTCATCCTGATGGCGGCCTTTGCCGTGGGCGCCCTGTGGGCGTGCGCGACCAACGCCCCGTCCCCCGCCCCGGCGCTGGCTACGCTCTCTACGGGCTTCCCTGCCCCGTGGGGAGGCATGCTATCGCGCAATATCGAGGACCGGCGCGGCGAGCGGCCGACCAAGTTTCAGGGTCGCTTCGCCGGATGCGGTGAAAGAGGGTGCTGACAAGCCCAACTTCATCCGTTGCTCACACCAGCAGGATTGAAACGTGGCCCCACGGCACCCCCGCCGTGGGGCCTTTATTTGACCCGCCCGGCATCGAACGCGCGCCAGCGCCGGAACCGCAGGCCGGATTTGTGACCCTCATCCACCGTCAATAGGGCGGCGCCGATGACCCGTCCGGTCAGGGATGCGTGTTGCGGGTCACCCCGCCATCGGAGCGCGGCTTTCTCGCCAAGCGCTCCACGGGCACGGCGCACAGCAAGGATGGCGCGGCAGCCGTCCAGGAAGCCACGAAGTGTGCCGATAGGATCTCATTGCACTGCAACATTCAAAAACGTGAATATGGCCGCTGGTGCGTTTTGCGCGCAACCCTGGTCCGAGGGTGCCCCGCGTCGAAAGCGCTACCCACGGGCTCCGCTCGGGCTTGGCGGGGCATTCTAAATCGAACGTGGCAGGAACGCGTTATGGAATATATTCGACTTGTGCCCATGCCATCGCGTCAAGCGAATTTGCGCCGCGTGCGACCGCGTGCCGCGGGGAGGCCGCGCTCCGCGGGGAGGCCGCGCTCCAGGTCGGAGCGGACCACAAAGGTTGCCTTGCCGCGGAGCGAGGCGGACGGCGAGGAGTAGACGCTCGTGAGCACCTCGTGCCCCCGGGCCAGCCAGTAGGCGCGGATCATGCGGGCAAGCTCGGCGGCGCCTTCGGCAGAGCAGTAGTCGTGCGCGGGGTTGGAATGGGCGCCCTTGGGGCCTTGCGGCCCGGCGCGGTCAAAGTCGGTCATTTCATTTCCTCATAGTCGAGAAAGAACGACTCGCCGCACACCTCGCAGCGATAGCGCTCGCCTTCGAAACCGCCGCCGACTTCCTTAAGGTGAGGGCACGGGTTGTTCGAAAACCGCTCTGGTGAGCACCCTGGCGGTTGCTTTGACTCGTCGCCTTTGCGGTCAGCCATGGTTGCCCTCAAATTGGTGGACGTGACCGGACTCGAACCGGCGATACTCCCCCTCGCAAAGGCACGGCATGCCCTTGCGGTGGGGGCGCCCTGCCCTACACAGGCCGTACACGCCCATTGCCGTGATCTAGCCCAAATCAGGCGCCTCGCCATGCGGCGCGGTGTCGCTCTCGCTCGCGCCATTGGGATGGCCGGGCGGCCATTGCGACGGCACGCGCCAGTAGCCGCGGATGCCGTGCGGCAGGTCCGCTTCGCCAAGTTGTGCCCAGTAGATGTTCCAGGCGCGCCACTCTGGAGTGTCGAATTTGATGTCGACACCGGGGGTGTCGTTGGACGCTGGCGCATCGGGCGAGCAGTCAATGCCATTGACCCAAAAATGCTTGTCGCCGGTCAGGTATTTCAGGTGAGCGCGGGTCTTTCTGGTGATGCTGCCATCCTTGTTGGTGAAGGTATATTCGTCAGCGCTGAGCACCCGATACTTTGTGCCCTTGTACCAGACATGATCGCCTTGCTTGAATTTTGACATTGCGCGCTCCCATTAGCTAGCTAGAGCTAGCTAGCTGCTATCAAGATCCAGCTATATCTGCTCTGCTTCTACTTCTACTCTAGGGCTTTCCTTTACTGACGGGCTTACATCTACTGATAGGTTAGCGGCTATCAAGAGGCCTACAATAAGGAAAGCTATTAGGTAAGGATAAGCGGCAGCGGCTAGCTAACGCGCTAACTGAAAAGCCTGTCAAGGTAAAATTGTCTGAGAATGAATAAGAGAATAAAAGAGAAGTGAAGTTAAGAGGCTAACTGGGAAAGACACACTTTGGACATTTATGGAGCATAAGATGTGCTCATGCAGAGACTAAGAAGGGGAGGAGAATGGAGGAGGGGGAAGAGCGAACACATTTTCGCCACAATCGACGTCTAAACTCTAGTTTAGAACGGTTCTAAAGTGGTTTTTGGGAGGATTTTTTTCCCAAAGAGGTATTTTTTTACCCTTCGACAGAAGGGGTACCTTATGCAACGGTAGAACATTACCTCCATTTGAGCGAAAATCGATGAGATTTCGAGGTTGTACGAAAGCCTTCCTTCGTAGAAACCTCGTTTAAAGCCGATTATGAGCTAATTCACCCTTCGTTCGTGCTTCGTTCACGGTATGTCCGTTGGCCCGGCCCGCGGGCGCCGGGGGTGGGAGGGTCCGGGGGGCTCCAGCTCGTGGCACACCACTCTCTCCCTCCCCCAAAAAAATTCTCCATTACGAGGTCTTGTGGCCCGCCTGTCAGCCCGCCATCTTGGCAGCGCCGTGGCCGTCTGATGCGGTGGGTATTCGTCAGGAGGGAGACCCCTGATCACGGATGAGCGAGCCCCAAGCTCACCGGGCAGGAGGGGGTGCTGGTAACATTCCCCTCCTGCGACAATGTTGCCACTTGCCAAGCTTCTTCACTGTAGGCATCTTGCTTGCCGGCAGGCAGGCACGCCCCGCAGGAAGCAAGGCGAGCCCCTTGGTTTCGGTTATCGACTTGTAATCGAGAGGTCATTGGTTCGAATCCAATCCGGCCCGCCATCGGGCCGGTAGCTCAGTTGGTAGAGCGCTACACCGATGCCGCTCGTTGTGTTCGCCTTGCTTCTTGTTGCCCCGGATCGGATGGCCTCACGAGGTAGCGCTACGTGAGGTCGCTGGGTTCGACTCCCAGTAGGGGCGCCAGTTTCCTTCAGTTCGCAGCAGGTGCCCTGGACCGGTCCCGCTCACGGTCGCCCCAGACAGCCATGGCTTAGGTCTCAGCCAAAAGTCTGGGTGTAAGCACTGGGCACCTCGCAAGCCGCCGGGACGGGCTGCGACACTCTGTCCCTTGACCTGTTCACTCATCGTAGTTTACCTACTGGAATGAACAGGAGCGATGGATGGACAAGTTTCCCCAAGACAACATGGCTGGCAAAATGAGCGTCGCCGGCCGCCCCAGCGGCATACTAACCGGCGCGGTTGCGCAAGGTGGCTTCGGCATCACCGGCACGGTCGGGCCGTACACGCTCGGTGGCAACATCGAGCGCCCACCCGGGCTGTCTGATATCCTTGACACACTGTCGACCCAGGTCGACCGCGCTGAGGTTCTCGCCAATCGTCTGCTCAACCTGAACGGAAGGTTTTTTGGCGAGGGCAGTCCAGTCTCCAATTCGGAGAGGGAGGACCAGCGCGCTGGTCTGATCCCAGCCGCCACCGCGCTGTGTGGACGCCTTGATGTAGCGCTCATCCGCATTGCAAATTCTATCGACCGGCTCGAAGGGGCGCTGTGATGTCGGGTGACCTGGACGACATGGAGGAGAAACTTAAACGCGAGGTCTCTCTGATCAACCGCTTGCAGGCCGAGAACACTAAGCTGAAGGAAGCCTTGTGTGAGATCGCCAAGTTGACCGGTCTGGAGTCTGACAGGGTGGAACGCGCCATCCAGATTTTGGAAGAAATCTCGGTCAAGTTGGACTTTCCCCTACCCTTTCCGTGACGCGATCTATGATCGACATTACCAAATGGGATCGCGAGACGAGGCCGCCTCGCCAGCGCGACCGCACCATGGACTATCTGAAATACTCGTGCGGTCAGATGCGAGAACGCAATCAGCAGCGGCCCGAGCCGTGGCGGCCGCGCCTCAAGTGGCAGGACCGTCCCTATCCAGACTGGTGGAATGAGAAGCCGTGATCCTCAACGAGCAAGGAATTCTCCCCACTGAGGAGGGCCTGCGTCGCCGGGAGGCAGAAGAGTTGCGCCGCTGGGCCGTCGAACAAGCTGTGAAGGTGCTGGAGATCCAATATAGCCGCACCCCTTCTGACGTTGTTGAAGCGGCTCGTGTGTTTGAGTCTTACGTAACAGGAGAGCCCGATGCTGTATGACAAAAAGTGGGATGATAAGTTTGCCGAGCTTCAGGCGCAGCGTGCCGCGCTGCATCAAGCGGCCGACCTGATCGAGAAGCACGGCCACGCCAAATATGCCTTGCGGAATAGCGAGGGCCGCCTGTGTCTGCTGGGTGCCATCAACATGGCGGTGACCGGCGATCCGCTCCACGAGCTGCCGGCATCGTGCAAGCTGTATTGCAAGGTTGACGAGGTAGTTAAGAAGAATAGGCCAGACTTTCCTTTTCACCGCTTCAATCACGCTGTCGACTGGAACAACGCCCCCGAGCGCAAGCCCGAGGAAGTCATCGCCCTGCTGCGGGAGGCTGCCGATGCTGTTTGATCCCAAGTGGAAAGAGGCCGAGGTCAAGGCCGCGCCGTTCGGGTCGCTCGACCACTTCATCGCGTGGCTGGAGACGCGGGACCCTGCCGAGACGTATCTCTGGTGTAGCGTCAGTGATTGCTTGCTGTGTCGCCACGGCGCGGAGCATGGAGTCACGTCGCATGTAAACCTGTACGTTGCGGTGCACAACAAGGTCTGTGACATGCACAGGTGGGCAGACTTGGTGTTGGCAGCCTCAGGTCGGGACACCACGGTTGGCTCTGCCCTCACTCGCGCCAGGAAGCTGCGCGCCCACCCGTGCGCTTGTCCTCCCTTTGCTGGCAGGATGTGATGGTCAAGAATAAGGTCGTCATGACCATCAATGTGCCGAAGCCCGTGCGCGAGGGGCTGTTCATCTCGGCCGGGCAGCGCTGCCGCTCGGTTTCCAGTCTGTGCGCCGAGGTGCTCCAGCAATGGCTGCGCGACAATCCGCCACTGGTTGAGCTGCCCGGATTGCGGCAGGGGTACCCGAGCGAACGCTGAACTTGGCGGGGTTGGTTGGATGCTGTCCCCGTCCTTTTATGAAGTGGAGAAAAACATGCTGGCCCGTACTGTCCTGACCCCCGAGCAGCTTGAGATCACGCCCGGCGTGCACGCCGCCATACTCACCCTGCTGGGCATGATGGAGCGAGGTGAGCTGGTGCATGTCGGCTTTAGGGACTCGACTAATGAGCCCCATGTTCCATGGCCCCGCGTCGGGCAGTTCAACATGAATTGCTGGGTCGGCTACGGCGACTGCGGCACCGTTCACTGCATCGGCGGTTCGCTCGAACTGCTGGCGCCGGCCGAGGGCTGCCTGCAGAGCCCTCACGCGATGGGCCTGTACCATCTTTTCTACCCCGACCTCGACTCAGACTGGGCCAACATCACCGTGGCGCAGGCTGCTGCGGCGCTGCGCAACTACCTGTCCACTGGCCAGCCCGAGTGGAAGTCGGTCATGGGGGAGGCGAGTGCGACAGGAGACCAAGTGTGATAAGCTTCTGGCAGCTTACCGAGCGCCTCCCGCGCCCGAGACGTAAGCCTGAGGCTGCTATGACCATCCTTCATGATATCCACGCCATCCTCAAAACCATGGAGACACGTATGTCTGTGCTCGACGACAAGCTCACTGAACTCAAAGCCGACGTCACCGCCGAGAGCAATCAGGTGGCCGCCGCCAACATGCTGCTGGCCAAGCTGTTCAACCTGTTGCAGGCCGCGCTCAATACCCCGACCGACGACACCGCCAAGGTGGCCGCGGTGCAGGCCATCATCGACAAGGTGGTGGCGGATACGTCGAGCCTGGGCAGCGCGGTTACGGCCAATACGCCGCCCCCGCCGCCGATCGTGCAGGCCCCGACGATCTCCACGCCATCCGGGCCGACCGCAGGCGGCTCGGCGAGCGCGTGAAACAGCTCACTGCGCTCCTGCTCTGCCTCGCGCTTTGCTCATGTGCTGATGTGACCAGCGATGAGTATGAGCGCGGGGCGGCGCAGTGCCATGCTCGTGGCGGCGTGATGCGCTATACGAGCGACGGCATGAGGTGTTTCATCAACGGCAAGCAGGTGACGTACTGACGATGAAGGAATCCGTAGCGGTTGCCGTGCTGGTGGCGCTCATGGCGAGCATTATCATGGGCGTTGCCCTGTGGAGCATCTTTATAAGGGCCGTGGCATGCTGATCGAGCGACGCAACTTTTTGGTCGGCGCGGCCGCGACGCTGTTCTGCGCGCCCGCCATCGTGCGGCCCGCGAGCATCATGCGGGTCAAGCCGATCTTGGGGGATTTTCACTTTCGATGGGTGGTTGCCGAGCACGTGAAGATGCCGGGCGAGGCATTTGTTCTCGGTATCCCGACCCGGGAGGAGTACGAACGGTTTGTTGCTGGCAAGTTGCCTTATGTTAAGCCCGCTGACGTTAACAGCCTTCCAGTAGGGGGGTTTAAATTGCCAGTAGATACTGTCTGGAAAGTTCTATGAAGATCGGCTACGCGCGGGTCTCTACTCAAGACCAGAACCCGCAGCTACAGATTGACGCCCTCAACGAGGAAGGCTGCGACGAGATTTTTGTCGAGAAGGCTTCAGGCTCCTCGATGGAGGGCCGCCCGCAACTGGCCATGGCGCTGCGCGCGCTCCACCGCGGTGATGTGCTCCTGGTATGGAAGGCCGAGCGACTGGCGCGCTCGACACTTGATTTTGCCACCATCGTCGAGGACCTGCGCCACCGCGGCATCGGCTTTCGCTCGCTGACCCAGCCGTTCGACACCACCACGCCGGCCGGCCGCCTGTTCATGATGATGCTCGCCGCGTTCGCCCAGTTCGAGCGCGAGAACTCGCTGGAGCGCATCAACGCCGGCATCAAGGCGGCCCAGGCGGCGGGCGTGCATTGCGGCCGCCCGCGCAAGGTGACCCCCACCATGGTTCACTGGGCACGCCAGATGGTCTACGACGAGGGCTGGACCCTGGTCGAGGTCGCCGCCGTGCTGGGGGTCAGCGAGTCGACCATGTCCAAGCGCCTCGGCGGGCTCGTCAAAGGTGCCAAGGCGTGGTATTCAAGCCACCCGGTCCCCAGTGGGGACTTCGACATGGTGCAACCGGATGTCCCAGGACCTTAAGCCTGCCCTGTTTGATACGCCGAGCGACGCCCAGGTGTCGGTCTCGGTCGACATGGGGATCATCCCGCCCGGCTTCCCCGGCGCCGGGCAGTATGTCATCACCGCGCAGGTGCATCCGATCCGCCGGCAGGCCGAGGCGCAGATCATCCTCCAGGCGGTCAAGGAAGCGGTCGAGAGCCGCCTCCAGGTTAAGATGCGCATGGACAACACCGTGACGGGGACCCTGCAATGACGCACGTGATGAGCGCCGCTCTGGTCGGCGAGTTGCACCACTACGTCATGCTGGAGGTCGGCACCAACACCATGACCTTGCCCGACGGCTTCATCGTGCGCGAGGTTCGCCTCGTCGGCCAGCGTGACCGCGAGTACCCGTCGATGGTGCTCTATGAGCTGTCCTTTGTGCGCAATCAGCTCAAGCACCTGCGCGCCATTCCGACCATGTGGGCGCCTGACTACCGCGACAAGCTCATTTACGTGTGGCCGTGGGCGAGCAACACCTTCAAGGTTCATCTGATTGGTGAGCCGACCAAGAAGTCACAGAAGGCGGACGAATGAAATTTACCACCAACCAAAGATGGTTGGAGCTGTTCTACCAATATATAAATTATATGCGCATCAGCTCCAAAGAGCTTGACAGCACCAAAGATGTGCCACTGCTCGACGTGCTCTATGAGGCGCAGCACCGTTTCCTGCGTGAGGTGTGCAGCGGCCTGGACAAGGGCATTCATTCGTTCGTCTTCCTCAAGGCCCGCCAGCTTGGAATCTCTACCATCAGCCTTGCTGCTGACGTGTTTTGGTTGTCGGTCCATGACCGAATGCAGGGCGCGCTCATCACGGACACCGAGTCCAACAAAGAAAAGTTCCGCATCCTGCTTCAGCAATACATCATGTCGATGCCGGACGCGTTGCGCGTGCCAATCGTTACGCACAATCGCAACAACTTGGTGCTGGAGAATGGCTCGATCCTGGACTACCTCGTGGCGGGGACCAAGAAAACAGGTCAAGCGCGTCTCGCCACGTCGCGTGCGCTCAACTTCGTTCACGCTACGGAGCTTAGTTCCTGGGGCTCTACGGATGGCTTTGACTCGCTCAAAGCGTCCCTTGCCCAGAAGCATCCTGACCGCCTCTATATCTGGGAGAGCACCGCGCGCGGTTACGGCAATCTGTTCTGGAACGTCTGGAATGCGGCGAAATCCGATAAAATCCGACAGCGTGCGGTGTTCATCGGCTGGTGGGCCAAAGAAGATTATCAGTTTCTAAAGGGCACTCGCGAGTACGAGGAGTACTGGGACGACCGGCTCGACGACTACGAGCAGCAGTTGGTCGACGAGGTGCGGGTGCGCTACGGCCATGAGATTTCGCCTGAGCAGATCGCATGGCACCGCTACATGCGGACTGTCGAGAAGCCCGACGAAGATGTGATGAATCAGGAGTACCCGTGGACCGAGGATCAGGCGTTCATCCTGACCGGCCGCTCGTTCTTCTCGATGAAGCGCGTCAACGAGGACATGAAGTTTCTGATCGACGCCCAGGCGCCGCTCAAGTCCTACCGCTACCACATGGGGGAGAACTTCCTTGCCACCCAGATCGAAGAGCTTGATTCCACCGATGAGGCGGACCTACGTGTGTGGGAGGAGCCCGTCCCGCACGGGGTATACGTCATGGGGGTTGATCCTGCCTACGGGCGGTCTGACAGCAACGATCGACACTCGATACAGGTCTATCGTTGCTACGCTGATCGTCTCGTGCAAGTGGCAGAATATGCGACCAGCGCACCAGAATCATTCCAGATCGCCTGGGTGATGTGCCATCTGGCCGGAGTGTACAAAAATGTGTGGCTCAACTTGGAAATTAACGGTCCCGGGGCTGCCGTGTGGGCCGAGCTACGTCACCTCAAGCAGCTCATGTCTATCGGCTACCTGCAGCAAGCCGCCGGAGATCGCGGCCTCTCGGACGTATTCTCTGCTGTCAAGTGGTATCTGTACCACCGTCCAGACTCGCTGGGAGTTGGTTACTGCTACTGCTGGAGAACCACCCCGCAGAATAAAATCTTGATCTTCAACCAGATGCGCGATGCCTATGCGCTGCGCCAACTCACCATTCGCTCGATCCCGCTGCTGGAGGAGATGCGCTGCGTGGTGCAGTCCGATACCGGCATCGAGCACGACAAGGCGACCGAGCACGACGACCGGGTGTTCGGCACCTGCCTTGCCGTCAAGGCGTGGATGGACTGGGTGCGCGGCGGCATGGTAGCTGAGAACCAGACTTACGCGCAGGTGACCGGCGAGGAGCGGCAACGCCTGGAGAGCCCGACCACCAGCTACCTCGGCGCCATCGTGTCCGACTTCTTCAAGCGGTCGGAGGAGCGCCGTGAGCAGATTGAGGACTTCAAGGCATGGTCAGGGGAGCACAATGAGTATTGAGGACGGCATGCTGGTCTTTCTGCTTGCTCTGGCCATCTTCAGCGTGTTTGTCGTGGGCAAATTGCTGTGGGTCATCTGGACGTGGTATGCGGGGGCGTGATGATCATCCTGAAGAAAAATCGCAACCCGAACTATTACTACATGCCACCGCCGTGGGAGCTTTGGCCAGAATCGTGGTTCTTTCACGAGGGCTGCGAGCAATGCGGTCCTATCGTGTGGCTCAATGGCACGAATTGGAAGTCCTACGTGGTGCTGCCATGCCCGTGACGCGCACCTATGAGTGCAATGAGTGCCGTGAGCGCTTCGAGGTTACCTGCGCGAGCGGTGACGGCGACCCTGATTGCCCGCACTGCGCGGTGGTGCTGCAGTGGAAGCCGCAGCGCTTTGCCATTGGCGGCTCGCCGGTGATGCAGGCTGAGAAGATCGCGCAGGACATCATCGAGAATGATTTCGGCATGTCCAACATCAAGGATGCGAAATACGAGGGCGAGACCGCCTACGTGGCGCCGACCACGACCACGGCCGAGAGCGATAAGCTGTCCCAGCAGATGTCGGAGGTGGTGCAGCAGCGCCCGCAGCTTTCGCCGATGGCCAAGCAGTTCTTTCAGGGCGGCGCCGCCTCGTTCGGCAATGTTGACCTCGGCGCGCTCAAGGCTGGCCCATCGGCTGGCGCGACCGGCGCGCGCGCGCTCAATATGATTCAGAACGCTGCCCAGGAGGGCAGGCTCGGACCGATATGCAAGCCTATCGTCCGGGGCTAGTGCTCCTCCTCGTCTTGGTGGCTTATGGCGTTCTTGTCTACGTCCTAGCCCACCTGTATACCTCCGGCGTGCAGTAGCACGCATCGAAGAGGTTGTTTCACGTGAAACTCCCGGCCAGAAAGCTGGGGGACTGGGCGCGCGAGCTTATCGACGAGTGTTCGACCAGCCGCGAGCGGCGCATCGAGCAGTACAAGTTGTTCAAGAGCTATTTCTGGTCGGGCACCGACTACGGGGTGCAGGCCCGCTATAACCGTTGTGGCGCCCATTGCGATCGCTTGGCGTCCTACCTGTTCTCCCCGGCTGACGTGCGGTTCTCGATCGAGCTGGACCAGACCCAGGACCCGGCCGATCAGGACAATGTCGACGCCGCCGCCCGCTACCTCAACCGCGAGTTCCACCGCTGCTGCGTCGACATCGAGGTCGGCGCCGGCACCCTGTGGGGGCTGGTCAAGGGTGCGACCATCCTCAAGACGGTGTGGGGCTTCAACGGGCTTGAGCCGTGGCTGATCCAACCTGAGTTTTTCGCCGTCCTGCGCGAGGACATTGCCGACCTGGACCGCCAGGAGGCGTTCGTCCACACAACCTACATGACGCCTTCAGCGTTTAAACGCACATTGGTTGAGCATCCCGAACGGCAGTCCATTCTGGAGCAGATCGAGATGAAGAACGCGCGCGCCGACCTGCGCGGCGCCGAGGACCCGATGCACCAGATTTTTGCCGGCATGATCGCCCCGGTCTCGACCACCGGGGTGTCGAGCGGGCAGGGGCAGGTGGCGATCCAAGCGACCCCGGAGCCGATCCTCTCGGCCGACGTGGGCAAGCGGCTGGTGCGCATCGACGAGCTGTGGGTGCAGGATGACGAGCGCCAGGACTGGACCACCATTCGGATGATCGACGACATCGTGGTGGAAGGCCGCTTTCAGCGCCGCAACTTGAGCGGCGTCGAGGGCCAGCATGGCTTTCACAAGCTCGCCCCCAACGACGTCGACGGCTACTTCTGGGGCGCCTCGGAAATCCAGCAAATCTACCGGCTGCAGGACCTCCTCAACGACCAGATCAGGGACATGGCGCGCATCATCCGGCTGCGCGCTGACCCGCCGCGCGTCGGCATGGGGTTCTCCGACCTGACCTTGGAGAAGTACAAGACTCTGCGCCGCCCGGGCGGCTGGCACGCCGAGTCGACGCCGGGCGCCAAGATCGAGTCGCTCGCCCCTGAGCTGCCGCCCGAGCTGTTTCAGTCGATCGAGTCAACCTTGCGCTACTTCGATGACATCGCTGGCTTTGCCCCGATCATGCAGGGCCAGGGCGAGACCGGTGTGCGCACTCAGTCGCAGGCCCAGACGTTGACCCGCAACGCCTCGCCGCGCATGCGCGACCGCGCGCTGCTGCTGGAGCGGCAAGTCATCGACATCGGCGATTTTTGTTTGAAGTTGCTTCAGAATAAGCAGGCCGAAGTCTTTAATTCTGAGAAAGGCGGCCAGTTTCTTCTGTCCCAATTGCCTGAAGATTATCGCGTGACTATCGACTCTCACACCTCGTCGCCGGCCTTCATGGAGGACCACCGCAATCTCGCGTTCCAACTCGCTAGATTTGGTGCCGTCGACCACGAGGAACTCATTATGTTGACACACCCCCCACACGAGGATACCTTGCGAAAGCGTGCCAAAGAGCGAGCCCAAGCTCAGGCAAAGATGATGCAAGAACATCCTGAGATGTTTGCCAAGGGCAAGGGCAAGCCGAAGAAGTAGCACGCATCCCCGGGCAGGTGGTCAGACTGAGCCCCCCGCCCTACCCAGGAGAGAGCAAATGGCTCGTCGTCGCCACCGCCGCGGTCGCCGCCGGTAATCCCGGCCGAACGCGTCTGTGCTGCATGGACGTTGTACCCCATGCCCGCACCTGGATTGCCTCCCTCGCTTGGTGGTCGCCCACCCATGGGTGCTGGCCCCCTTAGCGCCCCCACTGGCTCCCCCGGGCAGTCGGCCAACGCATTGTCCAAGGTCCGGGAGGCAATCAAGATTCTGATCGAGGCGTTGCCCGAGCTGCCGATGGGCAGTGAGCCGTGGAAGGCAACCAACGCCGCGATCCAAAACCTCGGCAAGCATGTGTCGCCCTCGGACGAGGTTCCGGGCGTGCAGCAGACGCAGCTCCGAGGTCTCCAGCAATCCGCCGGCAAGGACGCCGCCCTGCAGTCGTTGATGCGCAGCATGGGCGGCGGTGGTGCCGCGGCTCCAGGCGCCGCCCCGGGCGGCGCGCCACCTCCACCGATGTGAGGCCAACCATGTCGTCCAAGAACTTCCCCGGCCCGAACTACAACAAGCTGATCGAGACCGATTCTCAGATCGTCAAGGTCAATCTCGACATGGTCGAGTGGGGCGCGCGCATGTCGATCTTCCCCAAGGGTGGCTCGCCTGAGACGCCCGGCAAGGTGGGCGGCGCGCCGACTGCGCCTGAGATGACCATCAAGCACACGAGCTGATGATGCAGGTCACGGACCAGATGATTGAGCGGCTGATGACACAGTCAAATGTCGATAAGGCAGGTCTGTGCGTTGGCACCTATCTGGAAATGATTCGTGACCTGAAGTCAGGCGAAATCACAGTCGAGGACTTCAAAGAAAAAACTGGCATTGATGTGGAGAGGCTAGATGCCTGAAATCTCTGATCAGGAACTTGCGCTCCTGTCCGGCTCCAAGAAGGTGCTGGACAAGATGCTCAACAATCCCAAGACCAAGTATCAAGCTGAGCAGCTCATCAAGACCAACTATCCCGAGGCCCAGACCACGGTCGATCGTGCCGCGCCGTTCATCAACCGGATGAATGCGATCGAGCAGAAGCTCGACAAGTACATGGGCGACAACGCCAACCGCGATATCGACCAGCGCCTCAATGGCGAGTTCGATGCGCTGCGGCGCCAGCACTACACCGAAGAGGGCATCGAGAGCATCAAGAAGCTGATGGTTGAGAAGCGGATTTCCTCGCCGCTCGATGCCGCCAAAATCTGGCAGCATGACCACCCGCCCACCCCGATTGAGCCTTCGGTGTTTCAGCCCGACTCGTGGGGCTTCAACAGCGCTGATGGCGCCGACGATGACATGAAACTGCTATGGGCCAACGAGGACCGTTGGGCCGACAAGGAAGCCGGCCGCGCGCTTGCCGATTATCGGCGGGTGCAGAGGCGGGGTGAGGAATAAATGCCGACAGGTGTCTACCAGCGCCCCGGACGGAAGCCGTCGATCATGAAGCCGTGCGAACGGTGCGGCACGCCGTTCAAGTTGTATCATTCGGCCCGTGTGCGGCGTCGATTCTGCTCCCTCAAGTGCAAGGGCGCAGCGGATACCGAAGAGTCAATGGTCAAATTCACTTGCCCGCAGTGCGGCAAGGAAGAGATTCTCCAGCGCGGCGTGGCTGCGCGCAAGCGCTACTGCTCGTCCAAATGCTGGCACGCGGCAGCCAATGTGAAGACCGGATATATAGGTCGGCAGGGCTATCGGCGTATCAGCGTCAACGGCCGAAGAGACGTTCCAGAACACCGCTACGTCATGGAACAGCACCTTGGGCGCGCACTGTTCCCCGGCGAGATAGTTCACCACAAGAACGGCGACCGAGCCGACAATCGGATCGAGAACCTGGAGCTGTGGTCGCGCAAGGACCCACCTGGACAGCGTGTCCAAGATCAAATTGAGTATTCGCGAGCACTTCTTCGCCGATACAATGTTGATATTGGAGCGCCTACAGTATCGGAGATGATCTCCGGTATAGCTGGGCTAGTATAGGAGAGTATTATGCCTCAGCTTAACGTAGGAATTGTGCCGGGGGGCTCGATTGGGGCAGAACTCGTAAGTGTAACGCGTCGGGCCTTCGTGCCTCGTTTGGTTGTACAAATTTATAAGGCAACCCCATTACTTTCACTTCTACTTAGAAATGCCCAGCGCGCCAAGGGCGGTGTCTCTCAGATCACTGTCCCGGTGCAGGGCGGCTCGTTCGTCAACTTCTCCTGGTCCGATTACTCGGGTGCGTTCCCGCAGCCGGCGGTTCTGACCGCGGCGCAGAACGCCGAGTTCAACCTCAAGCTCGGTGTGGTGCCGATTCCGTTCCTCGGCATGGAGGCCCTGGTCCAGTCCAGCGAGGTGGTGATTCCGCTGCTCAAGGCGCGCATGGCAGACGCAAAGACGGTGGCGGTGCAGGCGCTCTCTGCCTCTATGTTCACCAACAACGCCAACGTGCCGGGCCAAACCCAGCTCGACTCGCTGGTGCAGGCATTCGATGACGGCACCACCGTGCCGATTTACGGTGGCATCAACCGCACTGTCGCCAACAACGCGTTCTGGAAATCAACCAAGATCACGTCGTTTGGCGGCAC